AGAGACTGTAATTCTTTCATCAAAACTATTTTTGATGCGAATTTACTATATAATAAGGTGTAGGCAAAAGACCTATAGAAGGGGGTCTGTGAGCATTTTACACTTGATTATGAGGTTTGCGGAGTTCAAATTTGAAGATATCTGAACTCGTGCAGGAATATCTATAATACCGACACGATGAGTTTTCCTATCAGATGTCTTGATTGTAACGATAGCACTTCTCTCTATTGCGAAGATCCTGAGAGTTTCTTCATCGGGTAAGTCTATCACTATGGTTTTATCGCAGTTCCAATAATTACCAGCCTCATTGTCAGTAAGTTGGGGAATATACGTGAAGGTATCGGCAACGAAATCATACACTTTCTTCTGCCCTTCTCTGACCGGGTTTACAAGACTCACTTGTACGGTGTTTAAAAACTCTAACATATTATAAAACATTTGAATGACAAAAATGATAGTTTGGTATGTATTAAAAAACATTAAATATATGCAACTTTTTGATACTTACGAACCTTCTTGGGTCTAAGGCGGTTGCGGAAGCGGTAAAAATTCTTCAACAACGCATCTGATGATATAGACTTCAATTGATAGCTGCGAATGAAGTCATAGATAACATCGAGGTTTCTCTTCTGTCGACCGAACTCTTCATTCTCCAACAGAACACGATGGAGTTCGAAATTGAACATTCTTCGTATCTGACCCTCTATCTCCTTGGCTGCTGCTGGAGATAGGTAATTGTAATAAGCAGGATCTTTCCAAGGGGTGGCGATAACGCCAGCCTTGCGCTGTGGTAAGTGAATACGGAGGTTGCCATTTACGACATCAGGTTGATTACTGCGTTGCTTGGTCATATTCTCCCATACGCAGAAGTATAGATCTGTGGTGCTTGGAATCTTGACACCACCAGTAACTGTGTCTTTACAATATTTTGCAATTATGTATTCTGCAAGATACTGTTCTATTTGAATTGTTACTACTCTTTTCGCAGTCCTTTTTTTTTTCTCCATATCCTTTTTTAGTTTTTAGCCGTCCTACCGTCCTACATTCCTACAAAATTAGACTTAATTAACGCAAAGTTACAGATTATCAATGAGATAATAAAATTTTATCACTCAAAAGTTTTGTTATTTCACCCCTTTTTGTCGTCCTACAATCCTACAAAAGCACATATTTTGTAGGAAGACGAATCCAAAACAGAGAAAAACACGAAAAAATCGATTTCCTACAACGTCCTACAATCCTACAAATAAACAATTAAATCCTATTTCCTATAATAATAATATAACTATTTGATTTATAGGTATATATGTAGATTATAGGTTTGAAAAGAAAAACAATTTGTAGGATTGTAGGATTGTAGGACGGTGTTTTTCTGAAAATTTATTTTCAAAAGTCACGTTTTCGAGGTTTCTTCTGAAAATTGGGGGTACGGGGGATTTTTCGCACCTTCAGTAATAAAGAATGTGATATGGATATGATACGGTGTGTTATATGATATGTGATATGGATATAAAAAATGAGTCGTGCCTATTCATCCGAACTGGCACGACTCTAAAGGAATTTGATACGTTCATTAAAAAGGTTCATTACTTCCGTCTGACGGCTCAAAAGGCAGGTCCTGCGGAAGATTTTTTTTCGGTGGTTCTTCAATTGTGTTAGTTACCTTAGTCCCGACTGGTTTGCTTTCTTTATTATTGTCCTCAGCATAGTCTCTTCTAAAGTCTATATTGTATGACTCGACAAACTTGTCGTAATCTATAATGATAGCACTTGTAGATGTGCTCTTCTGCTTACGCAGCTTAACCATACTTCCATCACGAAGGTCTGCGTCGTCGACAGTCTCCTCCCATATGAATCTTCTTGAAGATACTGTGCCGACGTATGAAGAATGACTACGCAGGTTTTGTTCTATCGTTGACAGCGTGCTGCTCTCATTGTTATATCCGCTTCTATCGAAGATACTGAAGACTGCACTCAAGCGTAAGAACATAATGTTCGAGCCTGCTTCGAAGGTGAAGGTCTTTGAATCTCCACGTGAATCTTTACCTGTAACCTTCTTAGGTTGCTCGATAAGGAACTCACGACCTTCAATGACTTGCTTCGTGTCGATCATATTGTTGACAGCAGTGAAGAACATTGCCAGCTTGTCTGTACTGCGAATGAGTGATAACTGGAATTGTACCTTCTCTTGAACAATCTTGAAGAACTCATCGTAGGTAAATGGTAGACGAAGGTTAGAGTATCGCTCTATCAGTTTGACAGTTCCCAAGAAGAGGGATGCTGTCTTCATCAATCGGTCCATTTCGCCAGAGTTGATGAGGTCTTGCTTTAGTTCGTTATACGCTTCTTGCTTAAGGCTTCTGAAATGGTCCATGAACATAGGACGAAGTTCCAGGATCTGAAGGAACACGTTTGAAAGACCTATCTTGTTTGGGTCTTCAATCGTCTTCAGTTCTTCGAAGATACGCACCTCTTCTGGTGTGCGATTGCGAGGCTTCGGCACCTCGCAGACTATCACACGACTCATAAGTGCGTTATCATCACGCTGAGGTGTCTCTTGTCCGCAAATGATGACAGGGGCAAACACCTTATCGTTCTCAATCTCTCGTCCAGAGGTTCCTTTTCTCTTTTGCTTACCGTCACCATCATATACGATACCTTTCAGAGCTTGGAACTTGGTATCGCTGATGTCCTTGTTGTTGTATTCATCAAGCACGACAGGGACATCCTTGAAAGTTCCCATAATGGTAGACATTGCTGCGTCGGTACCAGTATTAAGGTTGAAGATAGGTATATTAGGAGAAATGAACAGCGAGCGGATTGATATCGCAATCTGTGTCTTACCAGATGACATCGGACCCATGAAGAATGGAGCTGTAAAGAGTCTATCGATGCAGTGGATATTACTTCTGAAGGCACACATAATTGCGAAAACTAAAGCCCATTTACCATTGTCATTAATCTTATACACCTGGTCCATCAGTGATGCCCACTTTTCGAAGCTGACCTTCTTCTCTGCTGGAACCTCTTTGTATACAAGCTGACTGATGAGCTCATACTTATCTGATTGCTTACCACTACCTGCGTAGATAGTTGAGAAAGCAGGAAGGTAGTAATTATTTTTGTTATGCGTAACCACACCCAGCTCGTTAACTGGGTCGAACACCCACTGACCGTCGACGTTGTGAAAGATACCATTCGCAAAGGCAAAGAACTGTTCATCTGTCTTTCGACTCATACCTTCGCTCTGCTGATTACCGTAGGTCTTTACCTCCGAACACATTGCGAAGTGGCGACTCATATATGTTTTAATTGCCTTCCATTGCCACTCTTCACCATTGAAGTTCACAGCTTCGTAGTTGATTAAAACCTCCTCGATAGAGGACATCTTCAGCATCGCTTTAGAAGGTATTTCTATATATATAGGTGTCTCGTAATATCTACGATTGATACGCAGCACACGCTTGTTCTGTTCGAAATCGTCTGAAAAGATATGGAGTAATGGTGTCATGAAGAAGTCCGCAACTTGTGTCATGCCGTTACCATTCTTGTTGCGGAACATGTAGCACACTGGTTCGCTCTTCTTGTTGAGTCGTGGATAATAGCCACTCTCTTTCCACATCCTCTTGTACTCTTCGTTCTCTTGTACATAGTCTGGAGGTTCGTTCACATCGAATTCTTCGTCATCGAGGTTGTCTGCTTGCATACTCACCTTCATTGCAGACTTACGCTTGAGAACGAATGGCTTTCTTATCTCGTCAAACTGACCCTTAGTTAGCTTGAGCAAAGAGCAGTAATGATTTCTGTTTATAGTTATAACAGTATCGTCAGCATAGGATGTTAGTTCGATACAACGTGATACAAGTGGAACTCGATCTCCATTGAAGTTTTCGAAGAACTTACCGTGCAACGCAATGTAATAGTCAAGGAAAGAACCTGTACTATCACTGAAGGTAATATCTATCCTAATGCCTGCACGATACATCTCTGCGAGAGTATGCAAGTAATTATTTTCATATCCATCATCTGTAATGATACAACCTGTCTCTGAAGAAACAAAATAACAATAGACTCTTCGTAACTCTTGAATGTCGTTAGTTGATGGTCGACCTGATACAAATACGATAGGTTCCTCTCCATATCCATCGAGGAAATCCTGCATAATAGATGTGATGATAGCAGGACGATCGTTTTCAAGATTTTCCTTCAACGCATCGATACCGAAGATACCAGCCTGAATGTTTGTATTGGCGATAGATTCTTTTAGTTGAGTGCGAATGCTTCGTACCTTACTATCGATGAGTCCGATTTTGCTTCGAAAATCTTCTGCAATTGATTTGATATATTCCAAGCGGAGAACAGAGTCTTGCACACACGCTACGAGGGAGCAGATGGAGTTCAAGCAGTCTGTGATAACTGTCTCATCCTTGCAGCCTCGTGGAAGAATCATACGCTTGAATGCCTTTGGGAAAGGTTCTGTTAGTTCCTTCAACTTCTTGCTCGTAAGGCTGCCGTGTGCTTTAGCGAACTCGTCTGGGTCCATACCTTTTTCAAGACGGATGCAGCGTACCTTTGCCCCAGCCTTCAAAAGCAGTTCACAGTTCTTTAACGATGCCTTGACGCCAGCAGGGTCGGCATCGTAAATCATTATGATATCATCTGTGAAACGAAGTAATAACTTCACTTGATCTTCAGTGAATGCGGTACCACTTCCACCTATAACATTCTCGACACCTACCTTATGCAGAGACATTACGTCAAACTGACCTTCGACAAGATAGGCGAAACCTGTCTTTCCTATACTCTTGCGTGCCTGGTATAATCCGAAGATGTGCTTACCTTTCGTAAACAGAGGCGTTTCGCCTGTGTTTACATATTTACCAGTCTTATCGTTTGGAGTCACAATTCGTCCAGAGAAACCTATGACATGACCTTGCATGTCGTAGAAGGGAAACATTAAACGGTCACGGAACCTGTCGTATAAGCGACCTTCGCTATTTCCAAGCACATCTACTTCTTGCAGTACTTCTTGTGAATAACCAGCTCTTGACAGCTCTGCAAGCGCAAGGTTACCCATTGGAGCATAACCAACACCGAAGTCGGTCAACGCTTTATCTGAAAGACTATATCCACGTGATGCAAGGAAGCTCTCAGCTTGACTAAGGTTCTTTTGAAAGAACTTTGCAGCTGCATCTATTGCGATGCACTGTGCTTCCTTCCTCTTATAAGCAGCTTCTTCCTCTGGAGATAGTTCCTTGGTTGGGAACTCAATGCCTGCTTGATTCGCGCACCATCGGAGTGCTTCCATGAAGCTAATGTTCAGATGATTCTGAACAAAAGAGATAACATCTCCACCAGCTCCGCATACGAAGCAGTGGTAAGTCTGTCTTGATGGGCTGACAACCATAGATGGCGAATGGTCATCATGAAAGGGGCATACACCCTTATAATTCGCACCAGTCTTGTGCAAGTGAGTAAAGGTTTCTATTACATTTACAATGTTTAGAGCTGACTTAACCTTTTCAATGAAATTCTTATCTATCATATTCCTTATTATTCATTTTCCTCGAACAAATCCAACTGGCGTGATTCAAATGCCTCTTGCAAAGTTACGCCTAAGTATTCAGCTACCGCTGCATACTCCTTGCTGCTGATGCTTTTTCGACCATAATATAAGTCCCAAAACCGACGTTGATTTATTCCTGTTTCCTTGTAAAAGGTTCTTGTTGGCGTGAAGTCTTCCGGGTGGCGAAACTTTATCTTCAACATCTCCATAAGGATATTGCGCTTGACTTGCAATCCGACAGTAAGGCGATTGCGTAAAGCAAAGAGGCGAACAGACATAGCACTTCTGTTCAATGCTCTTCCCATCTGTTCAAATGACAGCTTACCAAGATTATTCTTGACAAATGTAGCATCTTCTTCTGTCCACCGTTTATTAGCTGTTTTGTTTCTAATCATATCTGTAGGAGTTTAAGATGTGAAAACTATTCCTTTCGAGTTAGTGCTTGGTTATACTGGTGGTCAAACCGCATAATCATTATATTGTCAGTTGGATGAATACGCCCAAGTTGACTCTGAACATATACTCGAAGCGCTTCGTGTAATAGACGAAGTTCTCGCTCTGACAAATCTTGGATAGAGAAGTTGCCCCAGTTATCTTTATCTATAAACATAATTTCCTTAGATATTCCGTTAGCTCCTGCCTGATTTCCTTTCGTACAGACGGAGTTAACTTTAATTTTTCGTCTGAGTCCTTGTAAGAAAACCTTAAGCTCATTCTAAAGCTCATTTTACGGATAGCCTTTTTTCTAACTTTTCTAATGCTGGTCATAGTTATTCAAATTTAAGGTCATACAATTTGTTTCTGTTAAGAGGATATCCTTTTACACGCTCCCACACACCATCCTCATTGGGTGCAATATATATGTCTTTTTTTAGGCTAATAGTGAAAGCATGACCGTTTTCATCCCATACGATACCTTTGCTGCCCTGGTGAGCAATGACCTGACGGACATTAGAATGTCTTAATTTCATTTCGTCTATAACGATACCTAAGTTTAAGGCATCAATTGCTTTTTCAAATTCCTTTGCTTTCATAAGATTGTTTTATTCGTTTTACATTCTTTTTCTGTAGAATACTGAACATACTTTCCAAGTAAATCACAGTAAATTCCATTTATACACGTGCGATGATAATCACAGTGCAAGCATCCCTTAAACATCAGGCCAGAGTTCTTTCTCAGGGATATTAAGGTAATCTGATATTACCTTCCTTTTCAGAGGGTCTGGAGTAAAGTCGCCTCTCAACCATCTATATACCGTGGACTCGTTCACACGGCATAATTTACTTAACTTAACAATCTCTTCATACCGCTGATTTGGAAGAGAATCGATGTACTCTTTAAATCTCATTTTTTATATTTTTAATGTTCATTTTATTGCGCCCTCGATAGAAATTTACTATTTTCGTGACGCAAGTTATACTTTCGTAGCGCAAAGTTCTAACATTTATTTGAAATAACCAAATAAATGAGAGATTATTTCTCTCATTTATTAAATAATAATGAAAATGGAAGAAGAAACTATTACAACTCGAATCGCTCAATTGATGACCAGGGAAGGTCATACGGTGAACACATTTGCTCGTAAGTTAAACATCCCTTGGAGTTCTGCGAATAATATCGTGTCTGGTAGGAATGCTCCTAATTATGATACGATAGTAAAGATATTAACCAGTTTCAACGGAATAGATGCTAACTGGCTGATAATGGGGAGGAAAAGTGGAAAATCGGTTGATGAAGATAAGCTATATTCTATCATTTCCATGCAGCAAAAAACTATAGAAAATCAGCAACGAACTATTGATCGTTTAACTGCAAAGTTAGTTGATAATGAGTCTGAAGATTCTGCTAAAAAAGTCGCAGATGTCGGATAATTAAGATGCCTGTAAAAAGATAAGAGGAGCGAAAATCAGCTTGTAGTTATTTTTATATCTGCATGAAATATTCTCTCAAATATTTGATTATCAAATAATTTATGGTAGCATGTAATCGGCGGAAAGTCGGTGAAAGTTGAAGTTATATATAATAATGCCCTATTGATTATCAATAAGTTATATACGATGTAAATGTTTTAGTAAATCTGGTCATCCCGACAATTCAGTCAAAAGGAAAGCTAACGGCTTTCCTTTTTTCGTTTG